AAGTGGCTTGCAAACTCAGGTACTGCACCTGAAGTGCAACAAATAAGCAATTGCTCGTTGATAGCATCTACTGCATCCGCTATAGACATTTCTTCAGTTAGAGTAATTAACCCATCATCATAACTACCATCAGAAGGAGCCCCAATAGATAATTTAGAGCCAGATAAAGCTAACCACCGTGGTGGGGGGAATTCAGGATCACAAAGACTAATCTCTACAAAACCAGAATCTATATTTACTATTAATACACCGTTTGGAACTTCAGAGGGATCTGGCCGATCGGCCTGTCGAAAGAACCCGACTACCCCGTAAGCTCTATTTAGCTTACCAGATCTAGAATGCATGTAACCACGATCGGAATATACAACCGTAGTTTCGTGCGGCACGCCTCTATCACGTACTCTCTGTCTCTTTTTTGACACCTTGCTTTATGTTCCCGTCCCGTTTTAATCCAAAGCCTAACCTACCCGCCTAATTCGTGGCGAAAAGAAGCAGAAAAAAAGTACAACAAGAGGTCCTAAAAGTTATTAGGACCTCTTGGTGTCTATAGAAATTTTATGACCTGTCGATTACACCCATCGTAATCATACGAGAGTCAAGAACTGCAAGACCTAGCTGTTCCCAGCCGTAGAAACCTTGTTTCTGTTCACGATGTAGTTTATCATCATCCCAGAATTTAAGCTCCTGCTTAACAGGCATAACCAAACTGTCATTAGACGTCAGATCGAAACCATAAATTTGGGTTTCGCCTGGTGTGGTTACCGTACCATCAGCATCAACAACGTTAGCCGTAGTAGGAGTATAGTCGTTAAAACTACCACCCGCTTCACGGAAAATACCAAATTCTGCCGTAGCATCATTAATATTATACTTTCCTGTAAGGCCAAGTTGATGTACCTCATGCAAAGTTACACCAAAAATCTCGCTTCGACCAGCGGCCATGAAAATCTCACGGCGGGTTACTGGATCTACTTCGCTATCCGACCACTCTCTAATATCTGCACGATCTTCTGGAGATACATACAAGTCAGTAAGAGTACGCCTAGTCCTTTTCATTTTAACCATCATCTGATTAATTAGCTCTTTGCTAAGAAAACCAGCTGCTGGTCCCGTCTCAATTTCAACGATAGGAGCGGGCCGTGGTCCTAGAAGACCTTTACCTGCAAATGCTGTAGTAGCCGCAGGAACTAGTACCCTCCAAGCAGACTCCTCTTCGTAATCAATAACAGCGCGTGCGGCATTTCTCATTGCTCTTTCAGCAATATCAATACGTCCATCACGTGCATAGTCTAAACTCCAATCAAAAGAAGTACCAATCTTAAAAATAGGTACATATACTTCTTCACCAACAGCCTCAATATAATTTTGAGGGATGTAACCAAGTGAAGGAAGTACAAAGATAGGAGCGTCAAAGTCGTCAGCGATTGGATATGCTGCCTGTGCCCCTGGTCCCAAAGGCTCTACCGCAAACAATTGTCGAGCCAAAGACTGGTCACGAACTAGCTGCAAAATTGGAACTGTAATTGCCGCAGCGATTTCCTTCTTTTCTTCAGGAGACAAGTTCTCATCCGCACTGTCTTTCAGCAACGCTCTAAGTTCTTCCGTCGGAACGTTAAATTCAGTCGTTTTATTCATTGTATAACTAGTTGCCTCCATTATAGTTCTAGCTTAATCAAAAGCGGTTTTTGTGCAGTTACTTCTGCTGCAGTTAACGAATTAAGAGCAACAGCAACAACCTTAGGAGTAGTATTATTAGGTGCAACAGGTCCTGATGCACTATTAATCAATTTCCCGTTATCGCTACCACTTTCGATAACAGCATACAGTTTATCTCCAGCAGTAATAGCGCCACCATCAGCGTAGTGGGTAGTTTCCCAAGTACCTTCTGAATGAGCAACCATAACTGGATCACCCAAATATGCATCACTTGAACCAAGCTGCCCCGGAAAGCGAAAACCTTTTGGAAGATTAGCAGGTTCTGCTAATACATTCTGTCCTAAAAGACCCATAGGTTCGTTACCGGAAGCACTAACACAGGCTACAAGTTGATCACCTGAAAGGTATACAACACACCCGGCCTCTGCAGCACCACTTGATTCGTCGTGACGTAGCTGCGCTTCTTGAACATTTGGATTTCGTGGTTTAAATGTCATATTTAATCAACCTCTTAAATCTCTGTTTTTATATTTATTTACAAAGCCTTTCAACGAATCCCGTGCTCAGGCTCTCATAACTTGATTCCTTAGCCGGGCTAGTCACAGCTGCAGACTCAAAATTCTTCGGATCAACTTTGGTATCCTCTGCTTCACCATCGGTAATTGTTGAGTCTTTAACATCAGCGTCTTCAGCTGCGCCAGTTGTGCTTCTTTTTGAAACTTGTGCTAAGAGATCTCTGATAAGATCCTCAGCTTTCTCTGCAATATCTGAATCCTCATCTAAGTCTTCAGACATTTTTTTTGCAGCTACTTCTTCAGCTTCCAACCGCACAGCATCCACATCCTCAGTAGTTTCATCGGAAGTTTCATCGGAAGTTTCTTCCTCTTTCTCTTCCTCTTCTTCTACCTCTTCCTTTTTAAAAGAAGCTAATGTCTTATTCTTAATGTCTTCTAAATCTTCTACATATGCAGAAAACTCATCTTCTGACATTGTTCTAACTTTCTCAATCTGTTTAACTTGATTTTCTTCATTAGAACGAAGAAGGTCTCTATCGGCGAGCATGTTAACGCGCTGCGTCAACATTTCTCTCTCCTTAGCCTCTGCTATTTCCTTCTCAGAGGCTTCGAGTTTACTTTTGGTTTCCTCAAGCTCACCTTGGAGCTTTGAGAGTTCTTCGCCAGCCTTCTCAAGAGCTTCTTCCTTCTCTGAAATAGCAGTTCTAAGGGCTTCAATAGTTTCTTCTTTCTCTTGGTCAGATTTCTCAAGAGCTTCGACTTTAGCTTTAATTTCACTAGTAAAAGATTCAAGAGCATGAGCAGTTTTCTCTTGCTCAGCTGCTTTTTGAACTTCTTCTAGCTTCTGTGTAACTACAGATTCAACTTCTTCAACTGTGAAGTTTTTCTCCGTAGTATCCGTCTTATTTGTCATCTTCTAAAGAAGCCTCCCTAAAATTCTATATATATACATTCTAGTTTGGTAAATTGCCTATTATGTTAATAGTATGGAACAATATCTAATACTATATAACCTTTCCTAATAGTTCTTATTGTGTTAATTTTCGGTAATTGTTCCAGAAGGAGGTATTTTGATAATTTTATCTTCACCTTGCTTCTGGGAGTGTTTCTTTCCTCTATTATCCTTCCTTTTCCTTCCAGACCTTTTTTTCTTTGGCCTTTTTCTTAAAGAATCAGGAAAAAACTCACCTAATTTCTGCACAATAAAACTTACACTTTATTCTTGTCTCTAATTCTAGAAACAAAACTTTCAACATTAATGTCAAACTTCTTAGCAGCTTTAAGAATTTTAACAAATAAAATATCTCTTTCCTCAGGAGTAACCTCCTGTCTTAAATTATCAAACCTACTCATTGCCGCAATAACGGCGTGTTTAGAGTTCAGCGGTAGTAATTTTAGTCGCGGAATTCCAAAACCATCATCTCCAGCTGCAACCTCATAATGAAGTAAATCCTCAATAGAATCTGTATTTAAATTAAACATAACAGCCTTATGTAAAATACGAGCATGTGGCTGTAAGTATTTTAAAGGATTACCATTTTCCTTCTTACTATACTCATCTACAATCTTTTCCTTAATAACCCTCATTGCTGCCATAACCGCATCTACGTTATGAAGAGGTAACATCTTTTTCTCAGGAAAAGCAAATTCAACAGGATCTAATAAATCTTTTTTATTTTTTGTTAAAATAATATTCTCGGCTCTCTGTACCGCCTTAGCAGCCTCGCTTAACAAAGATACAAATTCTTCTAGACCTGGATCATACTCATCAACTCTTTCAGTAACTACTAGATCGGGATCTTTAGGAGCCTCTACACCTTCTTTAGGTTTAGAAAAGTCTTCCAAAGGTGGTTTTTCAAAAGTATCATCAAAACTAGGAGGACCTTGAATATAACGTTCTTCATATTTTTCATTTAACATAGAGTCTCCTGATCTAGAATCAGGTTTTGGTTGATCTTCAGAAGGTAAGAACTCTATCTCTTCTCTTGAAAGTGTGCTCCTAGGGTTCCATTTCTCCTCTCTGACTGCATTATGGTGGATAATATCATCTTTTATAAGACGAGAGTATCTATGGCGCAAACAATCCTTAGATAGAGGATCCGCTCCAATTACAGGACAAGGCGCATCAAACAGCTTACACCAATGAACACCTACTAACTTACCTGGATTTGGAGAACGATCAAACTCATAGTGATACTTAGTAAAATCTACACACAACCCTGCAGCATTATCTCCTGCTGACCAATTACTATTTGAACCTGGTTGTCCTAAGAAAGCAAAATTTGCGGTTTCTATCATATTTATAATATCGCCATCTTTAGTCGTCTGCAACAAAGCAAAACCATCTTCAAATTGCTTGGAATCAAATACTAAATCATTATTTACAGAAGAACTACTAAGAACTTCAGTAACAAGATGCTTAATTCCTGTTTTTGTGGTAGCTTTTACAGCAATTTTTGTTGCCTTCTCTTTAGATTCATACGAGGCAGTATGGTACTGTGAGGTGTATAAAGGTTCAGCTGTATCTGTATCAACATAAAAAGGACCCTTATCATTAATCTTCTCCGAAGCTACAACAGCATAAAGTTTAATTTCTTTAACGGGATTAGTAAGTATAACTTCTTTCCTGTCGTCTTCTGGAAGATGTAAATGTTTTAATGTCCCGTCTGATCCTACACGCAGCTCTCCTGCCGCTTCTTTATATACTTTCATAAGACCATCACCTACATTATCTCTTACTTTAAGCTCACCTGCTGACTCGTCAATTATCGATCTAACATTAGCTGGGTGTTTGACTAAACCTACTCCACAAAATTTAATACCTCTTAACACTCTAGAAACTCTATGATTACCAAGAGACTGTCCTGAAACCACTAATTTTACTAACTGGTTAGTTTTTAAATCAAAAATTTGATCAGAAGCACGCTCTTTAGGAATAATAATATCTCCAACTTTAAGATCAAAGTCAGAATAATAACACTCCATTGATACAAACCACTCGCCATTTTTAATCTCTTCTGCTAAATCCTTGAAGCGGTGTTTATGTACCACACATACTATACCAATATCCATTTCCAGCTGATCTGCACAAAGAATAGCACTAGCTCTTGCTTCCTCATCAGTGGAAGACATTTCTTTAAATATAGAATCAACATCAACTGCACTCCCATTAAGATCTAGAAACATAGAAGATTTAATATGGCCAACGATCTTATCTGGAGTGTGTTCTACATCCAAAGCTTTATCTGCTATTGTGTCTTTTGCTTTAATAAGTTCACTTCCTAAAAAAGTAGCGCCATTTTTATTAGTTCCTGTAGAAACTAAAATAGCGCTCATGTGCATAAGATCTACTTGTTTATTATCCGCAGGTAAAGGAATTCTAGTTGCATGCTCTACATTATTAACAGCCTCCTCTCGTAAAAATAAAGGGGCTTCTATTATAATCTTATTATGATCTTTCATTTGTATATGTACTTATTTATCGCTTTTTTTTTGTTTCACGCGGGCTTTGTAAACCCCTCGTGCATTACATATCTTAGTAAATTTTAATCGCTTATTTATTACTCTTCTTCCTCGATTACTAAAGATTGCTCTTCCTCATTCTCCTCATCACACATCTCACATCCATCTTCCGCTTCCGCGTCCTCTTCTTCAGCAAAGGCATCACGGTATAAGACCTTACCTTGCTTGTCAGTTGTGATAACCTCACCAGGAATGACTTCTAGTGCATCATCTCCATACAAAAAAGATAAATCTTTCATTCTCTTTTCACGATCTTTCATAGCTCGTTGTTCGGCCTCATCTAGATCATTGGCTATTTGTTCTACTTTTTTAAGAATGTGTGGGAGGGTTTGTGGGTCATACGGTAGGAGATCTGATAATTCCCCTATCTTACTAAGAACAGCTTCTAAAATAAATCTAACGCTGCGGGCTTCAAGCTCATTTTTCGTTTCTGGCATATTTCTAATCCCGTCCTTGCCATATTTTGTACATTTTTACCCATAGTGAGGGTTCTTAAGCACTGTAGTACGGTTTGTTTATTTTAACGAAAAGATTACTAGACTACTCAGGAATTTCATCTAGGTTTTCTAGGCTGCTAGCTAATACTTCCTCGGAGTCCTTGGCCTCATTAAAATGAGCTTTATCACTCTGGGACGGGGAAGTAGATTTAGGTTTTCTATTATTTTTATTTTTATCAGTATCAGGAGATTTTTCCTGCACAGGCTGTCCTGTAGGACGTCCTGAAAGACCATCTGAATCTGAAAGTTGTTGTGTTTTTGGTTGTGCTGCAGATTGCTGAAAAGGGCTACCAATAATTATCAATCCTTGTTTCTCCATCTCTAGTTGTTCTTCTAATCTAGATCTTTCTGTTTCGGGGTCTCTTCCCATATCTTCAACTACAGTTTGCCAGGAAGCTATTTTATTTGTAGCTTGGTTCATCAAATTTGTATTTGCAACAGCTAGACTATCTAATGAGATAGTTTCTTCAGACCATCTTATCTTTGGGTAGTGATCAAACCCTGCGCTCACTGCTACTTTTCTATAAATATCATATAACCAGTCCTCTACTAAAACACGCATAAATTTTATTTTTGCATTTAAGGCTTGTAAAACTAATTTTGCTCCCTCTCCTCGTATTTCCGATCCATCTAAAAGAGCGCGGGGTACTCCCAAACCAGTAAATATGTCATTATTTACAGGCTCATATTTATCCTTACCTAAAATCTCGCTAACTGTATTTGGGGTTATGTATTCCATCTTAATAGAATGGTTCCAAATTAAATTGTAAGCTTTTGCGGGGGTATCAAGAGCGTCTGCTAGATCTAAAAGTGTTTGAGCATCGGTAACAGGTGCATCCTTATCACCTACTGTAACTAATAAAATATAATTAACAATACCATCTAAGGTAGCAAAATCAGCCTTTTTTAGTTCTTCTTTATAATCTAAATCATCAAAAACCCTACTAAAAGGAGGTTTAGCAAATCTTTGGTAGTTTAGTTTTTTATAAAAAATAGCATAAGTCGTATTAGGATCCATGATATATTTTTCATTATCCTCAGCAGCCTTCTTTAGTTTAGAGGGTAACAATTTTAGAAGCTCGCGTTCCCTGTCTGTTAACTTATCTTCTGCGTCTGAACTCCTACTACGTTCCAAAAGATTCCTAATCTCTTCTAATGCTTCAGGTTTGAGGACAACTCTTTGTTTATCATCATACATTAAACTGTCGTCTACTAAAACTAAAGATGGATCAATAACAGAGAATTCTGTAGGTACTTTACTAGACTGACCTTTAGGGATCTGTCTACGAAAAGCCACTTCCTCCATTAACCTATCAAATTCACCCTTATTAAAATTTTTCCCTAATTTTTCTCTAAAGGCTTTTTCCAAAAGGACGGCAGCTGATTTTAGTTTCTTTTTAGTTTGATGTACAGGTGGTTTTCCTGGAATGCTGCTTAAACCTTCTGCGTGTGGTTGGTAATCATTTTCAGAAGTGGTAATATAACAAACACCACTCAGCCATAGAGTTTGATATACCCTACTAATAAACACTAGCAGCTTAGTATCAGCCACATAGGAATCAAAATATTCTTTTATTACTGGATCTTGTACATCATGTTTAAAGCCTTTTATACAAAAATCTGTCAAAATATCAATAGCTGTTCCATAGCTACCGTTCTTTGTATATTCCTTGTGACTTCGTTCATATAACTTTAATGATTCTTCTTCATCTACTCTTTTTTTCCTGCGTATATCTAAATATGTAGGACCTAGTTTATCTCTATATAAAACCTCTGCCGCTGCTATTTCCTTTTCTGACTTCCCCTCTTTATTCCACTTATCTTTTAATTCTACGAGCTTTCTCTCAACACTGGCTTCCCAACGTTTACGGTCTTCTTTTTCCACAGCTTGTCTATATTTCTTAAGTGTTCTGGTAAGAAATCTATCCTCTGAGGGCTCATTACGGCCCATCAGACTGTTATCGGAATATTTTCTAGACTTGACGATTGGTTTAAAACTAGAACTTACATCTTTTATTGAACCCGCAAACGTAGATTCAAACTCATCTATACTATCTGGGCCACACGAAAGGGCTAAACGAAAAATACCATCAGTAGTTTTCTCAAGACCTACTAAACTAACTCCTTCCTTACCTTCAAACCTATTTTGCAGTAATTTTGTGAGTTTTTCTGTGCTTTCTAATGAGTTCTTATCTTCGCCTTGAGCCATGTTTCCTATTTCCTCGACTTACAACGACGCCGCCGTTAGAAAACGTCGTCATAGTTCCTCCATTTTTAGTCCTTTTAACGGTAGTCCCTGCAGAACTATTGGCCATATTACTATTAGAAGTATAATCTTCTGGCTTTATTCCACGATGTGGATCAGTAAACATATCTTTAGATTTCTTAGCCTCCCTAATAAAACCCGCAGCCAACGTTATTATATCATGTCTAGGAACAAATTCCAAGTCATATACAGCCTTAGCTGCAAGTATAAAAGCAGAATATAAATCCTTTTTATAATCTTGTAAGGAGTCTAATGCCTCAGATCCTACGTTTCCTTTCCTTTTAGGTAAATCATAGTTGAGCCTGCCTGTCTTTGTCTCAGTCACTACCACAGCTGCCATTTGTTTTATCAGCTCTTCAACCAAATTAATCCTCTTAACAACAGTATTTCCTTTCCTATCTTTTTCATTGGTTTTCCTGTTTCCCCAGATCTCATAATTAACAATCTGCTCAATTTCATCGCCGTTTTCATTTTTCTTACCTGTAGGTATATACATTTCCCCTCCTGCGGGTGGCATAATTAACCAATGTTCCTCTAATACTTTCAAGGCGGCATCGTTAACCTCTGCGTTAACTGTAGAACTAGGTGTTATCATATGTAGAACTCTGCGGCACCCCGCACCTGCCCCTGGAGGTAAATTAGAAGGCACTATAGGATCTACATTTAATCTACTGCATAAATTTTTATCAGCAAAACTATCCGCTAAAGTCTGACCTCCCCCAAAAGTGTCCAAATAAATAGCTTTTACATTATAATGCTTTAATAAATTTAAAATATTCTCAGCTTGTTTTGGCCACGGGACATCTATCTGTTCCTGTATATAAACTAATTTACAAGGAAAACCTACTTCCACTATAACCAAAGCACTTGAATCATTATTTCTCGCAGGGTCTATACCAACTATATACTCTTTTTTAGGATCACCAATCTTTCTCGGAACACATTCAGAGGATTGGCAGCTCCGTAATAAACTCATCTTAAAGGCCCCCGCAGAATCATCAATCCAATATGCACACCACTCTGTGAGAAATATATGCTCTGGATCATCTGCTTTCGCTTCTGCTATAATGTGTTCCTGAAAAAAACCTTTTGACATATGATAATAAGGAACAAATTGAAGAGAATATAAAGACTTAGTACCTTCCTTTTTTGCTTGTAAAATTTTCTCATTAAATGATTCTATAATTTTCCACCAATAGTTAAATTTATAATAACCTGAAGTAATAGCAAAAAACCCATTAGCTGATTGTCCTTCCTCTTCGGAGGGATCAATTAACCCTGCGGCTATTTTTTCCTCCCTTTCAACATTCTCAATTGGATCTAAAGTAGTAGAAAGCATAGGTCTGATCGCGGCACGAAATACATTCTCTGGTAAATGTACACACTCATCTATAACTACAATATTAAACCTACTTCCACGTATCTTACCACCATCAGATCCTACAGGGAGAGCTATTATAGTGCTAGGTCTGTAACCAGGTCTAGATTTAAAAATACATTCACAACGATCAGTACCTACAGTAGGTGGCTTTTTTATTTCCGCTTGTAATAAAGGACTGTCGTCATAAAATTGTTTGAACTCTGCAAAAATTAATTTTGATTGTCTAAAGGAAGGAGCAATTAACCCAACTTTAATACCTGGGTAAAGCATAGTCTTTAAAGCTATAAAAACCGCTGCAACAAACGTCTTTCCATATCCTCTAGACGCAGTACAAACTCCAAAATTAGAATTCCACCACTCTATAAGATGTTTTTGTTGTGGTGGTAATAAGCGGACAGGTTTACCATTCCTAACCAACAAATCATGGGCTGCAATTACCGGATTTTTTCTATAGAATCTTATTAATGCTAAATCTAGTTTTTTTGACGATCGTTTTAACCTAGACATTATGGTTCATTACGATTACCCATATTCTCTATAAACACTGATGGGTCGGAATCCGCAAAATTTTCCTCAAACTTTTCAACTTCAGATTCACTCTTCTTTTGCATCTCTTCCATCCTGTCATTACTAATGTCATCTAACTCTCTAGCTAGCTCTGTTAAACTTTTTCCAGTGCTTCCAATCTTACCTATATGCCTATCCTTTCGGCGAAGTTTTAAATTCTCAAGATGTTTTTCTTGTTGTTTATGTAATTTTTCCAGCTGAGTAATAAAACTAATATCTGTTATCTCTTGCTCAGCCATATCTTTACATATCTTATCACCAAACATACGAAGTTTATTACACTGTGCTACAGCGTCAATATCGGATGGAGTTAGTTCTTCTGCATGCATCTCAGAAATCATCATATCGCACAGTTGTAAAAATCTATTGACTTGCCTGTCAGGAATGGTTTCACGTGGTGTAAACACAAATAGGTCCTCGGCGCTTACATTGCCGTTTGTCATTACATATTCTTTAGGTGGTCTTCCTCTACGGCCTTTTGATTTAGTTTTGTTTTGTGTCATATTACATCTCGACGAACTAAGGATATCTCCTCTGGCTTTGCAGCATATTTTACTTTCTTACCATTTAAATCTGTTTCAATAAGTATCTCTTTTTGCTTAACAGATATTACTATGGCTTCATAATTCTTAAATAATCCTGTAACTACTTTTACAATATCTCCCTCGGTGAAGGTATCCGTAAATCTTTTAGAATATTTATCATCTTCTCTAATTTTATATAAATGCTCTATATCTCCGTTACTCAAACTACCTACATATCTACGGACAAAAGGATGCTCCATTAGTTTCATTTTTACAAAATCATCCTCGTCCTTATCTGCCTCAATAAATAAATACCCTGGAAACACAGCAACTTGTTTTGTGCTTTTTTTTCCAGATTTAGTAACTTTAGTAGATTTAATTAACTTATAAACAACATCTGAAATACCAGACAAATTACTAGCAAACACAGTAACTTCTTCATGCTTTTTAGGGTCTATAACAAATAAGTGCCAAGTCATAAATATACTTTTATCTTCTTGTGGTCCATCATACTATATGTAATTATATGTAAATATTACTAAATTTCTACTTCGTTAAATCTACCACATTTACTACATATAAATCCACTAGTTATCGACGATACATACACAGTATTACCGCAAGAACAAGTAATAAATTTTTTTTCTGCTGAGATTACCTTTTTTTTCCTAACTGCTCGCAAATTAAAATTATAATCCCCTAACTCAGGATTGTACTTACCTGCCATATATTTATCATAAAAACTATTAGCTTTGTAGTTTTTTCTCTTCTCTTTAGTAGTAAGTTGTTTATCTGCCATATGTATATTATTCTAAATCAAAACTAAAAATAAATCCACCTCTATTAGAAGCCGTAAAACGTACAAACATACTCATTAAAATATCCTCTTTAGATAAATCTCTTTTACTATAAAGTTTCTTAGCTTTCTTAGAGGCTGAGTGGGTAGGGGGTTCACACTCTTTCCAAATATCATGAACATGACCACCATCTGCGTCTTTTTCAAGAATATCTAACAAAAAATGTTGAATCTCGTGTCTATATACCTCTTCCAAGTCAACATGCTCTACTAATAATATTAATTGCTTATTAGATGAATATAATCCTAGAACTGGCATAACATACCCAAAGGGGTGAAAAATCGGTATATAGTTATCATGAGAATCATGAAAAATTACTGGGGCATCCTCATGTATAACATAACATTCTGGAAGATCTAAATCTTTAAGTTTTCGAATCTCTTCTCCTGTAAATACTTCAGAGGAACATTTTATAGTTTGTTTATATTGTTCTACTTCATTTAGGTAATCCGAGCACGGAGACACGTGTTTCCATTGAACAAAATTAACACTATCTTTCAAAACTAAATCAGATGGTTTTTTAATATCTAACGTAAGGGAATTTAGTCCTAAAATAATTGGTGTGCTTGTACATGTGACTAGGACTATGCCACATAGTAGTTGAATTATAAATCGTTTAATTGTCCTGTCCTCGCCTTGCTATTATTTTAGCCGCGTAAGATATCCAGCTCTCCTCTGTCTTGAAGACTCATCACTCGGATAATCTTCTGGAGAAGCTCCCATATATACTTGAGTTCCAGAGGCAGCTGGGATAGCAACCCGTTTCCCATCGTGTATAATTTCATAGTCTCCTGGTATTTCGCTGGGGCCTGCACCAACAATACCACTAACTGAAACTACATTTCCTTGATGAAAATAAAAATAACTTTTGCTCATTTTCAATAAACCTAATTAGTTTTATACAAAAAAATAATATTTTCTCACCCGGCCTTTTTATAAAATAAAGTACATTCTATAAAATTTAGCAAAAATACTTATTTAGCAAACTTAGTAGTTATCCCTCTTACTCGGTGATTTATAGAAGGACTAACAGGAGCCTGGTAAGGAGGATCTGTGTGATTAAAGTAAAATATTCTAGGTATTCTGTTGGTAGTTCCATGAGCTGGGTAATATTCTCCATCAGATCTACCATCAAAACGTTGCTGCCTGGACATATAGTTTGCCATAAAAAACTCTTGAGGTCCACTATTAACATTACTCTCTGAATTGGTTATATATTCAAAATTACCAATAGGGGGTTTTAGAAAGTCAGGGTGTATCGTTCCTTCAGGGACTTCCTCAAGACCTGAGGAGGTGGCAATCATATTATCTGGTAATTTGTATAATTTAGCTTTATTAATATACCTGTTGGACCCTGATGCCCAGTCAATAGGTGGTTTAATTGTATATTGGCTGTAAATACCGCCTTTTCGTGGAGCATCGTAAGGCACTTCACCATAATAAATTCTACGTAAATTTAAAAAATCTATGTTTGCCGCATCTCTATCTCTAACAAACGGGTATTTTTGTACACGTCTTACATATTCTGGATTTCTGATTTGTTCAAGATAGTACATCTGAAAGGAATAACCTTTCGTGTAATATGAGCTTGGGGCGGGTTTACGTTTAGCCATAACATCCCTCCAAAAATTACTATTTTACTAATATATTATAGTTTGGAGAGAGGTTGCTATATACCAGTCTATTTATTCCTAGCTAAATCCGCATCAACCATCATTTCAACAAGTTCTTTAAAAGTAGTTTTTGGTTTCCA